GAACAGGTGAAGATGAAGACGCCTCAGTACTACAAAGACGCTGACGGTAATAGGTATCGCGTCAAAAAGGATGCGCCGGCGAAGGTGCGCCCCGAACTATACCCCGGCCCCTTGAAGGAGAAGACTATCCCCTTCAACCCCGGCAGTCGCGTTCAGATCGCTCGAGCCTTTATTGACAAGTACGGCTGGAAGCCTGGGGCATACACCAACAACGGTGAGCCCAAGGTCGATGAGTCGATACTGACTGCGATGGAATACCCAGAAGCCAAACCTCTTGCTGATTATCTCACGGTTACAAAAAGGCTGGGGATGTTGGCGGAAGGTAAGGAGGCTTACCTGAAGCTTGAAGACAAGGGGAGGCTACACGGAAGGGTCGTTCACTGGGGCACCGTAACGGGCCGATCAAGTCATAGCCGCCCTAACTGCGGTCAGGTGCCCTCGACTCGCTCTCCCTATGGCGCCGCGTTCCGCAGCCTGTTTACGGTGGCCCCCGGTAATAAGCTGGTGGGATGTGACGCCGCGCAGTTAGAGCTCAGGTGCTTGGCGCATTACATGAGAGACCCAGGTTATGTAGATGTCATTCTAAACGGAGACATCCACACGACGAACCAGAAGGCCGCCGGCCTGGATACTCGAGATCAGGCTAAGGTGTTCGCGTACGCCGTGTGCTACGGCGCTGGCGCGAAGAAGCTAGGGGAGATCGTGGGGGGCTCCGCCAAGCAGGGCGCGATCTTGAAGAATCGTTTCCTCAAGAACCTCCCCGCCCTGGGATCTCTACTTGAGCGAGTGGCGAAGACTGCCGAGGTAAGAGGGTACCTGCGCGGGTTGCTTAGACATAAGCTTCCTGTTAGGTCTCCACACAAAGCGTTGAACACTCTACTGCAAGGCGCTGGCGCCACCATTATGAAGGTAGCTACCGTCGAGATGCACAAGGAGGTAACTAAGCGAGGCTGGGCTGACCGAGCTCACATGGTTGCACACGTCCATGACGAGGTGCAGTGGGAGTGCGAAGAAGAGATCGCTGAAGAACTCGGTATGTTGTTAGCTGACAGCATCCGAAAGACCACATCTATACTTCAGTTGTCTTGCCCAATGGACGCTGACTTTCACATTGGAACCACTTGGGCGGAAACACACTAATGGGACGAAAAAGAAAGCTAATCATCGACGGGGATATCCCGCTTTATCAGATCGGGTTTGCGGTAGAGACTGCCGTTGACTGGGGCGGAGACTTCTGGTCACTGAGTGGGGACATGAACGAGGCGCGTGAGTCTATGGTCATCTGGGTAGATAAACTCAAGGCTGAGACTAAGACGGCTGAAGTAGTGGTGGCCCTGTCTGGTCGTGATAACTGGCGTAAGGGTTTATGTCCTGACTACAAAGCCAACCGTAAAACCCGCCGCAAGCCGGTGGTCATCAATCCGCTTAGAGACTTCATCCGCCATAAGTGGGATGTGATCGAAGAAGACGGGCTCGAGGCCGATGACATTCTGGGCCTCAGTGCGAACCGTGTAGATATTCTGTGCTCTTCAGACAAGGATCTCCTCACGGTCCCCGGCCGGCATTTCAATCCCACGAAGCCCGAGGATGGCGTGCGTACTGTCACTGAGCGCGAGGCCGACTACAACCATTTCGTGCAGGCATTGACGGGGGACTCCGTAGACAACTATCCAGGTTGCCCTGGCGTGGGGCCGGTGTCTGCGAACAAGCTTCTACAAGAGCTCGACTCGTCAGAGTGGTGGCCTGCCGTGCTAAAGCGGTACGCTAAGGCCGGCCTGACTGAGGAGGACGCGCTTCTTCAGGCTCGTCTTGCATACATTCTTCGCCCCGGTGACTATGACTACATCAGTAAGGAGGTAGACCTATGGGTGCCACCCAGCGCATGAAGCGTGACGAGCTCCTCAAGTTCCACGAGACCTTTAGCAAGGCCGCAAGGGACTTGATGACTCAGAAAAATCATGACTACGCGGGGGATGCCGAGCACGGTTCGCAGCCTTTTGCTAACTTTGAGCGCGTCGAAGCCCTGGGAATATGTAGCACCGTACAGGGGTTTTTGGTCAGGATGACTGATAAGATGAGTAGGTTGTCTAGCTTCGTTGAGTCTGGTAGCCTAAAAGTAAAGGATGAATCGGTCTACGACACCCTCGTGGATCTACTAAACTATTCGGTACTACTCGCTGCGTACCTCAAAGACACGCAGATTTCTGATGGAAGTACGAGACAACAATAAGAACCGAGAGGCCCGTGAGGCGCTGGCTGCGGAGCTCCCCCCGGTGGACCCCGCTTTGATTCAAGCGCTAGATGAGCGTTTCCCTAATCGTTACCCTGACATGAGTTGGACCGATAGGGAAATCTGGATCCGCGCAGGTCAGCGGAGTCTGGTTGATTTCCTCATCCAACACCACGAAAAGCAAAAGGAAGACTAGCTATGTGCATGGGCCGCCCTAAAACTCCCGCTCCCCCCGACATTCCCCCGCCGCCGATCCCGCCGCCCCCGCCGGCAAAGCCCGCCACGTTCGTGACTCCTCGAGCTACTGGTGCCGTAGGTAATGCGCTGCGAAGGCAGGGTAAAAAGGCCCTCTTGATTCCGAGCTCTGGCACTGGAAACAATACCCCCGGTTACTAAATGAAATCTGCACGCGCTCAGTACTCGGAGCTAGAAAGCGAACGCACTCCTTACCTCAGACGGGGTAGGGACTGCGCCAAGCTCACCATTCCTAGCCTGCTTCCCGATGAGTCTGCCGGCTCCCATACTCAGTTCCGTACGCCTCATCAGAGCGTAGGGAGTAGAGGAGTTACGCACCTTGCGAGCGCGTTGGGGCTTAGTTTGCTCCCTCCGAACCAGCCTTTCTTTAGGTTTGTGCTGGAGGAGCAGGCTCTTCAAGAAGTGTCAATGGTTCCAGGCGCAAAGGCAGAGCTCGACGCTTCTCTTGCTTCTCTTGAGCGTTCCATCATGCAGGAGATTGAGGTGCAGGGGTTCCGAGTGGCGCTGGCGGAGGCGTTGAAGCTTCTCGTAGTCACGGGCAATGCGCTGCTCCACATCCCAAAGGATGGGACGATGCGGGTATTCCGACTCGACCGATACGTGGTCGAGAGAGACCCTATGGGGCGCCTCAGTAAAGTCATCATCAAGGAAGACGTGGGGCTGCACACGCTGCCTAAGATGATTAGAGAGTTTGCGGAGCCTTACGCTAAGGCCCATGATAAGAAAAGCTGCGAGCTCTATACCGTAGCGTGCTGGGAGGAGGGGAAAGTAATGATCCATCAGGAGATTTACGACCAGATCATCCCAGGATCTGAGGGAAAATACGACGAAGATAAGTCGCCCCTATTGGCGCTTCGCTTTGTAGCCGAGCAGGGCTCTGCGTATGGTCGCTCACACGTTGAAGAAGTATATGGAGACCTAAACAGCCTCGAGGGACTAAGCCGCGCTATTGTCGAGGGATCCGCAGCAGCTAGTAAGGTGCTGTTTATGTGCGCCCCTAACGGAACCACCCGGCCTAGGGATATTGCCCGGAGCTCAAACGGGCAGATCATTTCAGGGAATGCAGCAGACGTGTCCGTGCTTCAGATGCAGAAGTTCAACGACTTCCGTGTCTCCCTGGAAACCATGAACATCATAAATGAGAGGCTGAACTACGCTTTCCTATTGGCGGAAACGGCTATCAGAAACGCTGAACGAGTTACGGCAGAAGAAGTACGACTGGTATCTCAAGCGGTTGAGCGATCACTGGGAGGGCTGTATAGCACTCTTAGCGCTGAGTTTTCTCTTCCTCTGGTGCGCCGTATGATGCAGCGGATGATGAAAAGTAATAAGCTTCCTAACATTCCCGAGAAGTTTATCACCCCCGCCATCGTCACCGGGACGGCTGCACTCGGACGTGGACAGGACCTCACCAAACTGGATACCTTCGTGGTTGGCTTGATTCAAACCCTTGGGCCGGCCGCTATGGAACATATCAATATGTCGGAGTACCTGCGCCGGCGTGCTGCAAGCCTTGCGCTTGACACCACAGGTCTGGTACGTACCGAAGAAGAAATCGCTGCCGAGCGTCAAGAAGCTATGCAAGCTCAGATGATGCAGGCAGCCACAGGCCCGGTCGCTGGAGGTTTGGCCGGTGCTGCTGGTGCTGCTCTGAAGCAAGCCTCCGCTAACACCGAAACATAAAATCATGGTCGAAAGAGTCGAAATCACTGACGAGGCGTCACAACCTGAAGACGCTATTCCCGCCACCGCTAAGTCGGAGGTAATACCTACTGAGGGGGAGCAGGCCCTACAAGAAGGCCAGCGCCCCGATTGGCTGCCTGAGCAGTTCAATGATCCTGCCGAGCTTGGAAAGGCTTACGCGGAGCTACGCGCTAAAATGGACGGGGCAGAGCCGGCTGCGGAGGAGGGCTCAGAGGCGCCAAGCGAGCCTGCCCAGACGCTTACCCCGGAAACGCTCCAGCAGTACTCTGCTAAGTTTTTCTCTGAGGGTCTCAACGATCAGGACTACGCCGAGCTCGAGCGCATGGGCGTGAGTAAGGAGCTCGTGGGGCAGTACGCAGCGGGACAGACAGCGCTGATGGATCAGCAGACCGCAAGCGTGTATCGAGAGGTAGGAGGCCAGCAAGAGTATGAAGCTATGCTTACCTGGGCCGGCCAGAACCTACAGCCTCAAGAGATTGACGCCTTCAATAAGGCCGTTCTATCTGGTGATCAGAACACCATCATGATGGCGACCCGTGGGCTGCACTCACAATACACGGCTACTACAGGTAAAGAGGCAAACCTCATCGCCGGTAGTACTTCTGAAGGCTCTGGCGAGGGCCGTTTTGAGAGTACGGCTCAGGTCGTAGAGGCTATGAACGACCCCCGCTACGAAAAAGACTCTGCATATCGCAATGAAGTTTTGCGAAAAATGCAGAACTCGAGCCTATAGAAAGCGCTAGGATAAGTACTGATAGTATTCGCGTTCCCCTATACGAACCTGGGCCTGCTGCGGCGGACAACCCAAGGCGAGTGAAGAGAAGCGAGTTCTAACCCAACTCATTTCGTTTCATTTCTCCAACCCTTGGGAGGGTTTTACCCATGACTGTTCTCAACACCATTTCGTTCGGTGGTCAGAACGCTGGCAACGGCCAGTGGAATGCCACGTTCGATACCCAAAACGCGCTTTTCCTCAAAGTCTTCGGAGGCGAGGTTTTTGCTGCGTATGAAAAGTATTCCGTGACCAACGGGAAGCACAGGATCCGCCAGATCCAAAGCGGAAAATCCGCTCAGTTTCCTTTCACGGGCCGCACCACGGCACGCCGCTTCAAGCCCGGTAGTGACATCCTTGTCGATGACGCTCAGGCTGTTGGCGGTGGTACTGGCGCTGATGCTACTACGCCTAAACTTCTAGGCCACATCAAGGCTTCTGAGAAGGTCATCAACATTGATGACTTGCTGATCGCAAGCTGCTTTATTGATGACTTGGACCTTGCAAAGTCGCATTATGACTATCGTGGTCCGTTTTCTCGTGAGCTTGGACGTGCGCTTGCCCATGAGTTCGATTTGAACGTGCTAAAGGCTTGTACCATTAGCGCTCTTGCGAACACTGGCGCGTCTGATCCGTTCCAGTCGAGCACTAAGATCGACATCACTGGTAACGGTACTGACGACGCAACCGCTCAACCTTCTACGGTCACTACGGCTCAGATCATCGGCGCGGCGTTTGACGCTTCGCAGGCGATGGACGAGAAGTACGTGCCCGAGGAAGAGCGTTATATGTTCGTCCGTCCTGACGTGTACTACAAGCTTGTCGAAGATACCGGCACTCCGGGCCAGGGCACTGCGATCCTGCACCGTGACTACGGTAACGAAGGCAACGGTAACACCAAGGATGGCTTCGTCATCAAGGTTGCCGGCATGACTGTCGTGAAGACCCCGCACCTCCCCCGTACCGACACGGCGTATGACGCTGATGGTGATGGTGCCGGCGCTTCGGTCAAGAAGAACCCTGGCGAGAACAACGACTACCAGGATGACTTCCGTAAGCTTACTGCACTTTGCTGGCACCCCGAGGCTGTCGGTACGGTGAAGCTCAAGGATGTCACGATGGAAAGCGAGTACATGATTCAGCGACAGGGTGACCTCATGGTCGCTAAGGTAGCCTGCGGAACCGCCGGCCTCCGTCCTGAGTGTGCTGTCGCCATTATGGCTCCCGCTAACCAAGCGTAATCTAGAACTTCCAGCGGCGGTCTTTCTAAGGCCGCTGCTGGAATCTTTTGACTAGGTGTGGCGGGTATGGTCGTATGGCCGTACCCGCCTTTTCGCTATAATCTTTACCTATGCAGCTACTCACAGAACTAGAAAGCATCAACACGATGCTGTCCATGATCGGGGCCAGCCCGGTTTCATCCTTGTCAGGAGCATCTTCTGCTGACGTAGCCATTGCCCAATCAGTCCACGCCGAGGTCAACCGAGACGTGCAGGCTACAGGCTGGCACTTCAACCGGGAGTACGAGGTAGAGCTCGAGCCTGGGGATGACAAGCAGATTTACCTCCAGCACAACGTACTGCGCGTCGATGTGGAGCCCGATCAGGCCGTGATCTCCGGCACCTCAAACCCTGTAGACGTTCTTCAGAGGGGGTCTAAGCTCTACGATAAGAAGAACCACACGTACGAGTTTTCTACGACCCTCAAGGCTACGGTCGTTTACGGCCTCAACTGGGACGAGCTCCCGCAGCCCGCTAGGCAGTACATCACCCTACGCGCCGGCAGGGTCTTTGCAGATCGTATGATCGGGGCTGGTGATACTCATTCATTCAATATGATTCAGGAGCAGCAAGCTCTTATCACCCTGCGTAACTTTGATGCTGAGTCCGCTGACTATAGCGTCTTTGATAGCTTCGATGTGTACCGCATTGTAAACCGCATGGGTTACCCGAACTCACTCCGATAGACAGATGCCCCTAATAAACTACAGCATCCCTTCCCTAATCGGTGGAGTAACTCAGCAACCCTCTAACCTTGCATACCCTGGACAGGCTAAGGTTCTAGAGAACGCATGGCCCTCGGTAACGGACGGCCTTCAAAAGCGTTACCCGACAGAATACCACGGAAAACTTAGTGGCGCCGACTTCAATAAGACCCACAAGATCGCCAACCACTTTATTGATAAGTCTACGGACGAACGGTATCTCGTCACGGTCAACGGCGGTGCGGTCTGGGACGGTTCCAAGTACCCACGAAGGCTACGCACGTTTGACCTTCTTGACGTGTCTGGGGGCCTCATCAATACGCCCGTTGTCCGTATGTCTAGAAGTGGGTATGACTATCTAGACTCGACCAACCCGGATGACTATAGGTTCCAAACCATTGGTGACGTAACCTTTGTAGTCAATAGGTCTAAGGTGCCGGCCAAGCTTGCTGATACTGGTCCCACTAGTAACAAGCAAGCTATTCTGTACGTCCGTAGTACGCTGGCATCGAACGCCCATGAGGACGTGGTTGTGACGTTCAATGGCGCCAGTACGGTAAACATTCGAGAAGGTGACGCGAGCTCTACCTTATTGGCTTACAACATCTATGCAGCGTTGACGGGTGCTGACGCTTCTCAAGGGGCGCATACGGTAAGTAAACACTCCAATAAGTTCCTAAAAACAAGCCACGGTATTGCCGCCAATACTGCTATCAAGGTTGCTGCGGATACGTTCCCTACATATAGGGTGAGTGCATATGATGAAGAGGATGGCACATTCTACTACAGTACTAAGAGCATCTCCGCAGAGACGGTTCTATACGTTCGTGACGTAGAGTCCAACGCCTATAAAGTGTCCTTTCAGCCAGGAGGCGATGCCTTGGATTGGGTAACTGAGGGGTCAAACATTGTGGTCACTTCAATAGGTACGGGCTCGCCCCCCACCGGCTTTGAGAAGCTAGTAGTTCAGGGGAGTCCTGACGTTACGTCCGTCTTGGGCGGCGGCGCGACCTCTCACAACGTAGGTAACGTCCTTCTGTTGTCTCACCTCGATGGTGAAGACTTCTCGATTGAGGTTAGGGACGCTGCCGGTAACTCACTCGTAGACGTATACAAAGACTCAGCGCCTTCTTTCAGTGAGCTACCTGATACTGCCGTAGACGGTTTTGCTCTACAGATCAGGAACGACCCGGCCACTGGGCTGGATGACTACTGGGTAAAGTTTGTAGCAGACTCAGGAAACCCAGGAGAGCTCTCGAGTGGGTACTGGACCGAGATTGCGACGCCCGGTGGGCAAAACAAACTAGACCCGCGTACGATGCCCCACATTCTAGTGAGAACTCCAGACCCAGGGGGTGGGCTCCCCTCGTTTGCTTTCATGCCGGGTGGGGAAGCCTTTAGTAATGTAGTGGGTCTAGATAACGAGAATGACCGGCTCGAGATCCAGATTGCGCCTACCGGGGTTATTTCGACATACAACACCGAGCTCCTTGCTGACGGTGATGAAGTAACTTTATCTGATATCAGTGAGGCTAGTGGCCTAGACTTGGTAGCAGATAAGCTGTACTACGTGAAGGCTATTAGCACTGCCACAGGTAATACGCAAACTATCGAGCTATACCATGATTCTGGTCTATCTGATAAGGTCACGTTTACCTTTACAGATGGGGTAAGCGTTTTCGCCGTTCTTCGGGCAAAGGCTGAGTACCCCCAGTTTGTATGGAATGACCGCCAAGCTGGTGGTGAGGTCACCAACCCGGATCCCACGTTTGTGGGGACGCCTATTGAAGATGTATCTTTCTTCAAGAACCGCCTAGCGTTTGCTGCTGGCGAAAACTTTGTTCTCTCCGAGCTTGGTGAGTTCTTCAACTTCTACCGTACGACAGTTACTCAACTCCTCGAGACTGCCCCTATTGACGTAGCGAGCTCGTGGGCCGGTGTGGCGAACATCAATCGACTTGTACCTTATGGGCAAGGGCTTCTAGGTCTTGCCCCTAATGTTCAGTTCTTCTTGAAGGCTTCAGGTTCTCAGGCGTTCGGGGCAAGCACGGTAAGTATTGATGTCGTATCTAACCTCTCTACGGCGCCGGTAGACGCTGCCGCTCCTCAACTTATGGGGAGCTCACTGTACCTTCCGTTTACGCGGGGGGACTACGTTGGGATGTATGAGTATAAACCTGATAATACAGGCGTGTTTAGTAATGACGATGTTACTAGCCACGTACCCCAGTACGTAGAAGGTCCTCTAAGGGATATTGCAGTACTTGAAAAAGAGAAGTGCATGGTACTGTTGGGTACTAAGGCAGTAACTGACGGCTATAAAAACACAAACGAGCTATACGTTTATAAAACGCTGGCGTTGGGGGAGAAGCGGGTACAGTCCGCGTGGACTAAGTACACCTTCCACGGGGCGGATATTCGAGCTATACACTTCTACGATAATGAACTCTATATCATGAGTTGTCGTACTGTGGGCGAAGACGATTCTTGGTGGATTGACAAGATATCTTTCAAGACTGGGCGGACAGATACTGACTCAACCTATGTGACCCACCTGGACCGTAGGTTCAAGTACACCGTACCCGGCGGAGATTATGACGCCGCTAACGGGTGGACGAATATCGGAGCCGGCGGGGAGATCTATCCCTTTGAATGGGAAAACCCTATGGAGGCCGTTACTACTGACGGAGAGCTCCTGCCAAGCCTAAACTCCCGCGTAGATGGACAGATCCGCGTCATGGGGGATATGACAGGCAAGGTCGTGTGGGTGGGCGAGAAGTACACCATGAAGTGCAAAATGCACACACAGTACGTACGCCAGAACACAGGATCTCGCGGGGTCGTAGCGCTGGTAGCCGGCCGCACTCAGCTACGTACAGGAACTTTGATGCACGCAGACTCTGTGTACTTCAACGTACAGGTCACCCCGCTCAACCGTGATCCTTACAACTACACCTATAACGGTAGGGAGCTAGGGGCCGGCAGGCTTTCTGTTGGGGCCATCCCCACCATTGAGGCGGGGGCGTTCAAGTTTCCGCTATACGGAAAGAATGAAGATGTAGACATCGAAATCACGAACGATTCTCCATTCCCTTCCAACCTTGTGGGGGCTGAGATCGAGGCTCTATATCATTCCAGGTCTGGGAGAGTGTCTTGACAGACGTAGTGCTACGTATGGCTACGCGAGAAGACGCTAAGGAGATTGCAGGGAATCTCAGGGAGGCTGACCTTGGGGAGATGAAGGCCGTCCTAGGAACTGTGGAAGACCCCGCAGAGTCCCTTATTTACGGCGTTGATAACAGCGCATACCCGATGGTGGCTACGATTGATGGCGTCCCTGTTTCCATCTTTGGAGTCATTCGAGACCCTATCAATGCGGACGTAGGATGCGTCTGGATGATGGGCACTGATGAGATGACCCGGCGTAAAAAACTGTTCTTACGCCACGCCCTGAAAGCACTAGAAACGCTGTTTGGATCGTTCCGACTTCTATGGTGCTGTATGGATAAGAGAAACACAGTTCACGTTAGGTGGATCCAGTGGCTTGGGTTTAGTCTATTGCGTGAGCATCCTTCTTTTGGAGAGCAGCGTAAACCGTTCCTTGAGTTTGCTAAACTAAACACCAATGTGTGAACCCACTACTATGGCTATTATGGCTGCTGGCTCCTCTATGTACGGAGGGATGCAGCAGCGTAGCGCTATCAAAGCGGCCAACAGGGCTCAAGAGATGGCGTTTACCCAGAACGTGCAAGCCACAAAACAGGGCTTTGCAGACGAGATGGGGCAGCTTGCCCAGAGGACCACGCAAGAGCTCGAGGCTGCGGAGCAGCAGTCTAGGAAGGTTCAGGCAAACCTCGCAGACTTCATCGGTAAGCAGTACAGCGGGGCGGCTTCGGTCACAGGAAACGCCCTACTCGGAATGGCTCAAGGCGCCTTCGCCAAGAAGGGGGAGGCTGACGCCGCCATCAATAGAAACAAGGACATGATTGAGGGCCGGTACTACCAAGAAGGTGGAGTACGAGCTCAGAAGGCTTGGTCTACTATGATGGGGGCTTATCGCCCGCCGGCGTCCGTCCCTGGCTTTGACTCCCTACTTATCAACGCCGCCACCGCTGGCTTCTCTGCGTACGCTACGGCGAAGCAGGCCGGCATGGGAGAAACCACTAAAACAGACGGAACCGTCATCCCCTAGACATGGCTGACTTCGACCCTTATATCCAGATCCAGCCTAAGCAGGGCGTCACGAGCACGTACTCTCCGTACGGTGCGGGCGCCCAGCCTGGGTTTGTCCAGCCCTCTGAAGACTGGGGGAAGATCCTAGGAGACTTCAGCAAGTCTCTGTCTTCTTTCTTTGCCTCTCAGGAGACTGAGAAGCGTAAGGAGCAAGACCTTGAGGCCGCTGCCCTTGTCGCTGAACAAGACTCTGAAGAGCTCTCTGGGCAGCTTCACAAGGCCGCCCAAGACGGTCAGATCCCTCCTGGGTTTAGCCCGTACCTACTGAAGCAGACTCGAGTTCAGCTTGCACGTAAGGCTGGCCGAGAGATGGCTGACTGGGCAAAGCTAAACGGGCAGATGTGGGAAGACCCTGATTTTGTCGAACGTGACGAAGAAGGGAACGAGCTAGGCAGCACGCCTACGGAAGTCCTTGCCAGGGAGCGTGAGCGCCTTCTTGCTAAGTATCCTGGCTTGCTAGGTACAGCAGAAGGTAGAGGTGTGTTTGAGGCCATGTACTCAGATATTGAATCTGAGTACGTAGTTACCGCCGGCAAAACACAGTCAAAGGCCCGCGTCGGTCAGGCCGTTACGGGATATAGTGATGATGTCCAAGCCCTTATACAGACCTGGGAAGAAACACTAGACCCCGCTGCTGATGAAGAAACCCAAGGGGTTTACAGAAAGCAACTACAAGAGGGTGTAGATAAGCTTCAGGTAGAGCTCCGTGAAGCCATCAAGGGACTTCCTGGTATTTCACTACCACAGGAGACCTTGAACAAAACGACATGGGCCGTGTTTGAGAAAGCTCTCGCTGGTGATATCACCGCTCTATCTAATGTCGAAGACGCCGCATTTCTCCAAGAGAAGATAGATATGCTCAAGGAGGTGAACCCCCGAGGCAAGAATGAAAAGGACGCATGGGGTCACGCTTTCGCCGCTGAAATAGATGTACTAGAGAACAAGCTATCCGCTAGGATTCGCGTTCTTTCAGATGCTGACGCTAGGTTTGGCACTACGGATACTAAGGCTGCCAGGGCGCTCGAGGCTCATGGGTGGGGGCTCGAGGGTTATGAGCAACTTGACGTTTGGACTAGTGCGGAAGTCCCACCCTCTAACCAAGAAGTCTTCGAGTTTTTGGTAGGCCACTTGGAGGGTGTAGCGGGAGATAAGGGCTATACCGATATCCAGATTAGAATGGCTGCTACTGCTCTGGTGCCAAGAATGACGAGAGAACTTGACGCCGCAATATCTCGCCAGGAGCGAGCGGATGACGCCCCTACCCCGGAGGAACTAGCTCAGACTACCTTCGACAAGGATGCGGACAAGCTCTTTATGGCGGGGGATTACGAAGGACTTGTGGCCGCCATTGATGACGGGAATAACCAGATAGATATTGACACGGGTCGAGCAGGCACCCTACTCGTCCGGCTAGAACAAAAAAGAAGTAGGGATAGGGGGCTTCAGGATGAGATCAACGCCAAGGTGATGACGATTCAACGTATTACCCTTGGCGCCTTCAATCAGGTTATCGAGGGGGAAATGCAGCTTCGACTGTCAGGGCTCGACCCGACTCTTGAGCTAGATGTAAGGGAGGCCCTAGCGGAAGGAAAGCTTCCTGGGTATGAAGAGCTACAGGCTGTTGAGCTAACCCAGCTATACGCTGAACTTGGTACGTTTGCTCGTGATCAGTTCAATACCCTAATCCTAGATGATCCAAGCAATAATCCCCAAAAGCAAGTGGATGATATGTTTGTGTCCGATGAGTTTCTCAATGGGGTGAAGGATCTAACTGACGCATACAAAGACCGAGTAAGAGACCGCATTCGTTCTTATCAGCTACCCACCAAAGGCGATGCTCCACGCCTGCCGGTCACACGTATGGAGCCTATGACCGAGGAAACTTTCGAGGACATTGACCCCGACTGGTGGTGGGGAGGTCTCTTGAATGATGAACGCCTGGGAGAAATCTTCGCTAAAGGTATGGAGCACATAGCAGGCAATGGGCCGGGTTTCGTGGACTATATCCGTACCCTCCCCACAAAAGAGGGCGCTGACTGGCCCACATTGAAGGCAGCCCGTAATGCAATCCTCAAGCCGCTGACCGTCGGCGGAGGCTATGCAACCCTAGGGACAGCCAATGAAGACTTTTGGGACGCGACTCTTGACGAAAATAGAAAGCCGGTAGCAAGGGACGAAGTTGGCGTGAGTATCTCTCAGTCGGCCCTAGACGCCAAGTGGAAGTTCGTCGCTATGGTAGACGCTATTGAGCACTGGGATAATCCTAGGACGTTTGAGCGCTTGAACTCGTCTTCTCCTGTCGTTCTAGATAAGCGCGGCATTCAGATTCCCAACACTTACCTCGACTGGGAGAGGTTTGGGATGCTAGGTAGAAACGCATTCGTCGAAACGGACTTGGGCGCCGTGAATGAAGAAGCCATCGCTAATAATGAGTTTATGAAAGTATACGAAGAGGTCTTCCTTGATAAAGACGGCGATCAGATCCCGCAGGCAGACCTTAGTAAAGAAGCGATTGACAGGTGGATAGACGCGCAGAAGGCGTGGCTGGAGTCCCCTTCAGGCAAAGTTTATCGAGTACTCCCCGATACACTACATCGTGGCGAGTATCGGTTCCTACTCGCTCAAAAAGAGCTTTGGGAAGCTCACCAACAATAGAAAACACTAATGGCTACGAACCCTAAATCATATGAAGAGATGTTCGGTTACGCGAACGACTCTAATCCTGATGTGTTTGCTCAGGAGTTTGGAGGCTATGGTGATAGTAGCCCCTTTTCAGTTACGCAGAACGATGTCGAGCCTGATGATTTCTGGCTTACTGATGGTATCGAAGGTATCGGCCTTGGAGTCTTGGGAGCCGTTGAAGGTATCCTTGAGCTCGGCACGATCATCCCCGGTATTGATTATGACATCCCTGACAACTTTGGCCTAGGCCACGCCGAGACTGGGTTCGGTAAGTTCATGGAAGGTACGACTGCCTTCTTTGCGCCCTTCTTGGTCCCCGGCGCCGGCTGGGTAGCAAAGGGTGCTCACCTCGGTAAACTCGGTAAAGGGGCTCAGGCGACCCGCCTGCTCCGTGAAGGTAGCAAGATTTCTAAAGCTGCCGGCGCTATTCAGGGAGGTACGTTCAAGCTTGGCAAGCACATTGCCGGCGAGAAGCTACAACTAACTAAGTTCACCAACCAGTACCTCGGCCGGGATTGGCTGATGGCGCGTAAAGCGCTGCACGAAGGCGCTACTGGCCTTGGCAAAATGAAAGGGATGGGCTACGCAGCCGCTGGCAAGATGGTAGGCCAGTTCCCTGAAATGATGGGCGCGGGTATTGGCGGAGCTATCGTGGATTTCTCAGTGTGGGATCCGCACGAGGACCGGCTGTCTAACTTCATCCAAGAGATCCCAGGTCTTGCTAACCCTGTCAACGAGTTCCTAGCCGCTGATGAGGAAGACTCAGAGCTCCTGGGGCGCATCAAGCAGACCCTTGAAGGCTTCGGGATGGGCTTTGCTATTGATGGGTTCATCGGAGGCATCAAGGCCCTATTCGCCGCAAAGCGGGTGTACCAATCTACGGGCGACTCTGCTAAGGCCGCTCGAGCCTTCCGTAAAGAGAAGATCGAGAACGATGTATCCCGATGGGCTCAACAGTTCAACGGGGACCGGGAAACGGCCATCCACGGGCGGATGTTCAACCTGGGCCTAGACCCGGAGCGCATCAACTTTGAAACGGTAGTAGATGATGTAGAGCGTCAGCTTTTCCAGCTAGACCCCCACGAGGTTCCTGAAAACCTTAGAGGTCTCCTAAGCCCTGACGATCTCTCTCAGCTTACTCTCGGCGCTGTACGGGACGTGTCTGATCTAGTAGAGACCTCCTTGAATGGCGGCCTAGATCCTGTCGTACTACGGGAGCTTGCTCTAGCTGGTCAGGCCGTTCGTGGTGAGTACGAGCGCATGGGATCAGAGATCCTTCCAGCGCTGTTCCCGGCTCAAGCGGGGCGTACAAAAGATGACGGCGTTCTATGGACCGCGCTGAACGCGATCCTGTCACCAAACCAGCAAGTGGATACACACACCGGGGCGTCCATGATGGTGCTCTCCGCGTGGCGTGCAGCCGGCCGCCCTACCCGGCGGGCTGAAATCAAAGCGATTATTACAGATGCTTTGGGCGCTACCGGTGCAGATTCAACGTCCCTGGAAGGGATGCTTGAGCATCAAAAGCGTATCACGAAGCTTCTTGAGAATGCAGATGCGCTAGAGACTGACTCGCAGATCCTTGATTATGTAAACACTAAACTTATCAAGACGCGAGAGTTTGCTGGTGGGTACCTACCTGGACGCTTTAGTGGCATCGCTCTAGATGTACACATGGGCCACATTCTAGACTCTCGAGTTTGGAAAGAGGGTACTACGCTATACAACAAGACCTTTGATAAATACCAAGGTACGGGAGCTACGGCGTACCGGGCCATTATCCGTAAGACCGCCGATGAGCTCGGTTGGAAGAGCGGCACTGAGGTACAGGAGACCGTCTGGTCTTCTATCGCTGCTATCAAGGGGCTGTTGCAGCACTTCAGAGGTAACGTAGATGACGTGCTAGACAATATGCACGGCGAGCTAATTACGCAGCTTTGGGACCACAACGTGGTCCTCAAGGAGCTCATGGAAAATGAGCGCTTCGCTTCGATTATGAAAGCCGGCGGAGCGTCCGACGATATTATCTCTAACATGAAAAACGGAGAGGGTGTATTCGCCCCCCGTGAAGTTACCCCTGGCGTTGCCGACTTTGATCGTGAAGCTGTAAGAAAGGCTGTCAATCACATTCAGCAGTTCACGTCAGCGGGCTCCGCATCAGGCGCCCCTGGGCGTATGCTCAACCTGATTAGAGCCTTTGGGCAAGAAGCCGCAGAACGTCTAGGACTGTCCGCCCCCGGTATGTCTTACCAGATGCTGCGGGGTACAGGCTTGCGTCGAACGGGCGACCAGATCATTGACGGTAAGAAGGTCAAGCTACCCGGAACCCAGAAGGGTAAAGGTATCCTGACTGTTGACTACCGTGATGCAGAACACGGCCTCCCTGACACTTACAAGTTTAGGGAGCTCATCCGCCCCGAGGGTGAGCAGGTGGCCGGTGCAGCTACAGGCGCAGCTTCTAAGGTTGTTGGCGCCGCCGTAGATGAAGGTAAAGCGGTGAGTGTCGTGTATGACACTTCTGCCGCTAAGGTTGTACGCACCCCTGGGGGAGGGAAGCCGCTGTCTACTCGAGATGCGGTCACTCTTACTGATGTCTCCTTTGAGGTCGGCGGTAAGAAGCCTGCTCTAAAGGGCGCTTACAAAGAGGGCGAGCAGCTCGCAGAAGGCGTAGCGGTCAAGTATGACGGTACGTTCTTCGTGACTGAAAACGGCTACGCAGTGCGTAACGCTGATGAGGTCACAATGGCCGGCGATAAGATGTACGCCAGAGGTAAGGTCACTTACTGGGACCAAGAGGCTGCGTTCGGAGTTCAGAAGAGTAGGTATAGAAAGATCCGCCTGCCTGAACTTGGCGAAGATGGTAAGCCGCAGTTTGCTCTAGCAGATAAGAACAAACTGGATAGCATCACCCCTAAAGCGTACGCGAAGCTTCCCCCAGAGGAGAAGAAACTTTACACGGCCTCTTTGGACTCTAAAGATAAGCCACACCTCTACTACAAAGCAGACACGCTTGAGACCCGCCCCGATGTTCTTGAAGGCCTCGAGGATCAGTCTAAAACTATGGGCTATAAGGAGGGCATATCTGCCCCTCCTAGTGGCGTGCCTATCGGGCGTAGGGGTGTAACTAAGTTCCTGTTCCAGAACGCTGAAGAGGGCGTCGAGCGGGCGAAGGGCGCCACTGTAGTCACTGAAGCCGGCCGTCTATACATGATGGGCTTTGAGAATGCAGACGCCTCGACGGGCCTGCACGAGCTCATTCACGCTTGGAGGCTGATCGGTGTCAACCGCGCACTCCCTGAAGCAGACCGTGTAGCTATGGGAGGCTTGCGCGACTTTGAAGTTGACGCGCTAGAAAAAGCTATGGGCATGAAGCCCGGTGATGAGTGGACAGACGAGCTTGATGAACGACTCGCTGCCTACTGGGAAAAATACGTGTGGGAGGGGCAGCTTCCTAAACACGAGGGGGTTTCTGATCGAGACTTCGACGTTATCAACGTGGCATTTACCAAGCTGTCGAAGAAGCAGCGAGAAGTCTACGAAGGCTATGAAGGATCGCTTACGCAAGACGCGATTCCTGAAGAGATCCGCAACCTGTTTGATGGGGCGGTAAACCGATCAAACGTGCAAGAGACTATGGACTCTCTAGGGGATGAAGCCCTGGCACTGTACGGCCAAGCCCTATCAGCTACCGGCCGCGTAGTCACTCGCACTAAAGTTGAAGAAGCGGTCGATAAGTTTGAAGCAGAGCTTTCTGCCAAGTATCCCGACTACAAAGAGGGTCTTGCATTCAAGACGGACGCAGAGCTCCGCGCTGTCCCTGCATACCAAGCCCTAACCCAGGGAGAAAAGATCAAGCTGGGCCGGCGTAGAGCGGAGTGGAAACGCCAACAGGATGCTATCAACACCGCTGCGGAGGGCGTACACACTCGAGCGCAGCAGCTTCACGACGCAAAGGGTCAGCTAAATGCTGTCTATGATGATCTGAATGCCAAGTATGACGAGGGCTGGAGCGACCTTGATCTAGAAGAAGCAGACTTGCTTCGCGTCCATCGGGCACGCGCTGCACTTGCAAAGATCGAAAGTGGTAAGGTGCCGTTCGCTAGTAGGGCGGCAGAGCCCACAAGGCAAGGTGGTAAAGACGCCCCCGAGACCGGGTTCCCTGGAGCTCGTCGTGAGCCTGGAATGCCCGTCAATGTTGGTCGCGCCGTACGTATGGAAGGTGAGGGCGGTATTGATGACATTGCATCAGCCGATGACGCTAAAGACTTGTTTGAGCAATACGTGAGGGCAGAGCGGGATCTTCTAGACCCTACGAAACCGCACGCTATCAAAGAGGCTGACGCGGAGTGGGTCGCAGAAAACGAGCGTAGGTACTACCTCGATGTTGTCGCCGCTACCCGAAAGGGTGGTAAGGCTGACCTTGAGAAGTTCTTTGACAAGAACACCGATGTAGGCCGTGAGTTTATGGCACGAAGCCGTGCTATCCGCGCTTTCTCTGCTGATGTGTTTGCTTCGGCCACTGAGGCTGAAGCTCGTCTAGCCGCAGCAGAAGCTGCCGGCGTTATTGCTGACATTGACAAGGCAAAAGCAGACCTACTGTATTGGACGGGCCTATTCGAGCCGGTCACTGATCAGCTTATGTCTATGTCTCAGCTAAAAGGTTCGGGCCTAAAGGATATGGCGACAGAGCCTTGGGCCGTCATTCATGGCCGGCCTACCAGCCCGGAAACTGTGAAGGCTACGCTGGAGGCTACGACCGCCGCGCTTCAAGGAGCTCGAGGGGTAGGTGAAGACGTGGACGCTTACATTGAGAGGCTGCGCGTTGCCATGCGCGAAGGGCAGCTATCTACGATGTCCGTAGCGACCAAGACCAACGGAGATAGGCTCGATACTGTTCTTGAGGTGTTCTACAACAGCCTCCTTTCAGGGCCGAGAACCCACGCCGTCAACACGCTATCTAACAGCCTTTATGGGCTGATGATGCACGGCTCTAGAGCTCTAGGACGTAAAGGTCTAACGGCGGCGGGGCTGACTGATGAGTTTGCCTGGAAGGGCGGAAGGGCCTCTAAACGTGAAGTTCTCAAAATGACGAGCACCGTTGTGGGACTGCGTCAGATCCTCAAGGATTCTTTTGCCCTAGCGCGTGTAGCCTTGAAAGAGGGCGCCGCTCAGTACGACCAAACTGGTGGTCGAGCAGCGTTCGATTCCTCGCGTGGCGTGTTTACGGGTAAAACGAGTAGAGACTTTGAAGGCCGGCTAAAGCCTCTCGGTGAAGACCGTGAGCTCGTGCAGCCGCTGAAGTCTCTATTCAACGGCCTCTTCCGTACCATCTCGCTAGATGGGTGGCCGACTAGACTTCTGGGAGGCATGGACGAGGCATTCAAACAGATGCACTCGCGCCTCGTGGTGTCTGAAGCGCTTATCCGCCAGGGGGCTGAGAAGTTCCCTAATGACGCTCGAGCTATCGCTGAGTACGTTCAAGATGAGTTCGCTACCATCATTGGAGACGGCAACCACTACACCTTGAAGCGTGTCAAGCGTGACGGCTTGCGAGAGGCGGCGGAGAAGGGCCTCGATAAGAGTGCCGCTCGCCGCTATATGCAGGAGTACGTAAAGAACAACTGGAGCGAAGAGCGCTCTGCTCTTGCCGAGAAAGCACTCGAGTTCTCTCGGCGCTCTACGTTTACAACTCCTGCAAACAAGGAAGCGGGTAGAAACCTCATTTCAAGAGAGATCCACCACCTTGGAAAGGCGATGCAAGACTTTACAGGTCAGGTGCGTTGGCTTCGTTTCCTGGTGCCTTTCATCAACACACCTACCAACCTAATGGCAGAGGCGGCGGATATGCTCGCTTCTCCTCTTACTGACGGCGTTCTCCCCGGATGGAAGAAAATGCGCTCTCGGTTGAGTGGTGACGTGGAGTCTATCCGGGCCATTGAAAACCCCGAAGAAGCGGCTGATGCACTTGGGCGCCTTGCCATGTCTAGTAGCATCATCAGCCTAGTGTGGATGAAAGCCAACTCTGGGGAGATTACTGGGGGAGGGCCGAAAGACCCGGATGCCCAGCGCCTTCTTAGAGAAGCCGGCTGGCAGCCTTACAGTATCCGCTTTGGAGATACCTATTATGGATACGGCCGGCTCGATCCTATTGCTTCGGTAATGGGCATCGTGGCTGATATCGCAGAGGGCTTCAACGGGAACCCGTATACGGATAACCCAGAAGAAGAAGGCATCAAGGCTCTAATGATGGGAGCCACTATGGCCGTCTTTAGAAACCTTGGCGAGAAGTCATACCTTTCTGGAATGATCAACTTCGCCTCTGCGATTGACAACCCCGAGTATTACGGGAAGCAGGTCACGCTAAACATGGGCGGATCAATGGTTCCTACCCTGTCTGCACAGGTAGCGGGTCAGATGGATCCCACACTTAGAGAAGTGCGCGGCATTGTAGATAAGTGGAAGGTACGTATCCCCGGCCTAGGGGACGATCTTCTGCCTAAGCGTAACTTCATGGGCGAGCCTGTGGGGAAAATGCAGCACATGGGCGGGCCGCTTCTTGGACTGTTTAGTCCTATCCCAGTTTCACAGGTGTCTAGTGATATTGTCGCTACAGAAGCTGCGAAGTTTGGGGAGGTGATGGGGCCGCCCGATCCTGTCAAGTTTGGAACGCTAGACTTGCGGGAGTACGGGGCCTACGACCGATACCAAGAGCTACAGGGCGAGGTGCTTATCAACGGCGCCAATATGCGCCAGGGCCTCGAGGAGCTTATTGAAAGCGCTGAGTACGGTAGCCTGCCTGACTTTGCTGGGGACGGCGCGAGTAGCCCCAAAATGGACCTACTTCGTAAGGCCGTTACTAAGTATAGAGGTCAGGCGTGGAAAGAGCTCCTCAAAGAGTTCCCTATGCTGAAAGAAAACTTCGACATTACAATGTACAATCGAGGCGCACGTAAAGGCGGGCGACCCGAGCGTGATCTTCTAGACCTGCTCCGATAACAATGACTTATTTCTCCAAGAAAACCTACACGACTTCTTCGGGTCAGGCTTCGTCTAAGCAGTTTGATATTGCTTTCGATCTAGAGGCTGGCTCAACCGCTACCAGTTCTAAGCCTTATATCGCTACGGCGCATATCAAGGCCAAGGTACGGGGCTCTGCGTCTACAGACTTCACCATCAATGAAGGCTCTACCCCATCTACGCTTACGTTTGGGGGGTCTACAACGCTTACAGCCGGCGATGTCGTTGAAATCTATAGAGAAACCCCCCGAGCTCTGTCAGGCCGCAGCGTTGACTTTACAAACGCCAGCCTACTGACCGAGAAGAACCTCGACCACAGCGCTATCCACAACCAGTTTCTAGCCCAAGAGGCTCTAGACTTGCTTTTGGACACGCTAAAAGAGAACGCTTCCGGGGCTCTAGACGCAGCGGAGCGTAAGATCACGAACTTGGCGACCCCTACGGCAGATTCTGACGCCGTTACAAAGGACTATGTGGACACACAGGCTGTGTTCCAAGGGGCTGCCAGCGCCCAAGCTTGGGAGCTCACAGGCACGGGAAGCGCTTTCAAGTTCCAACTGGTGAGCCCCACGCCCTCTGCTACCGTAAACGAGCTTTTCGTCGTTGAAGTAGATGGGCTGATGCAGACGCCTTCCAATAACGCCGGCGGCGCAGTACGCGACTTCCGGGTATATGAAGACACTACGGACGGTCTGTATTACCTTGAGTTTGAGGCTGACTCGTTTCCGTCTAGTGGTGATGATAAGAGCCCCCCGAACGGAGCTAAGATTTCTGTACAAAATATGGGGATCTCTAAGTCAGCCCTGACGGGTAACGTCATCTTTGAAAGCGGTGACGCTGCTGCTTCTATCATTACTCTGAAGGGGCATTCCTCTCAATCTGCGAAGCCTCTCATTGTTCAGAACAGTGGAGGAGGCGAGCTTTTTAGTGTGGGATCTACTGGCGCGATTGCCGCAGCCTCTACGGCTTCAGCTACTGGCCTTACGATTGACCCCGCAGACGATGGCAATAAGGGCCTGATCGTAAAGCAAAACTCTGCAAGTCAATCCGCTAACCTCCTAGAGCTTCAGAAAACTGACGGCTCCGCTCTGGGCACGGCCTTTTCTAATGTAGGTAACCTTACGATTGGAACAGGATCGGCAGACGCTACCAACCGGGCCGCCATTGTCACAGCAAGTGGAGTAGGCGGCCTCAAGATTACAAAGGGAGGAACGTCTACAAACGACCTCGTGTCGGTTGTTGCTGACTCTAGTGAAGTGCTTGCAGTAGAGCGGGACGGGACGCCTTCGGAGCAGTGGAAACTAAGCGCAGGCGCTCGAGCTCTTATGGTGTTCAGAGAGAACACCACGAGTGACTCTAAAGTTATCTGTACAGGTAACTCTTCACAAACGGATGAAATCTTTACGGTGCAGGAAGTAGGAGGTACAGACCTCTTTTCTGTAGACGGTACAGGTAAGTCTAAAGCAGTTACGACAGGTTCTGGTAATGACAAGGCCATTGAAGTTAGGACTTCAGGTGGGGCATCCCTACTTGAGGTAAGAGCAAACGGACAGCTATGGCGCCGTGGGTTTAGAGCCTACAACGTGGTACAGGCCGGCGGGTTTGCTGTAAATGATAGCGACCGTACTTCTATTACACACGGCGAGCTCATTGCGACCGCTACCTATGAACGGGTGTCGAACAACGAGACCCGCGTAGTTCTTGGCTCGCCGCTCCCTGACGCCGATTACGTAGTTAGAGCTTTTGAAGAACACGGTAGCGTACATCGCAATACAGGTGTTGCGGTTAGCTCTAAACTAGCCGGGTCGTTTATTATTACACACACCGCTCAAACCCAGGTGTCTACCCATAATGACTGTGAAATCAAGTGGGAGGTACTCATCTAATGACCGAACTCAATACAACTATCTTGGCCGCTACATTCAAAGAGAATGTCCAGGCCGTTCTACCCGTTGGGGCCGTACTTCCATACGCAGGACACGCCGCCCCCGGTACTGACTTCCTACTCTGTAACGGAGCAGCGGTCAGCCGCACTACCTACGCTAAGTTGTTTACCGTGATCGGCACTCACTACGGCGCCGGTGACGGCTCTACTACCTTCAACGTGCCCGACCTTCGTGGTAGAGGTCCTATTGGGGTACGCACTATGGGCGCTTCTGATTCCAGCCGTGAATCGGGTACCTCCTCCCTAATCGACCTGGACGCTTACCATGATCCTGTGCCTAACGATCTAGGAGACAGCCAGGGGCAAGACCTGACGTTCAACTTTATTATCAAAGCAAAGCCTGAACTACCCTCTCTGGCCGCTGCATATCCTGCTGCCCCGTAATATGTCATGGAAGCCGACGATCAGCGTATCCTATTGGCCCTTGGCCGCCTTGAAGGTAAGGTAGACTCTCTTATTGCCCGAGATCAAATCGTACAAGGCGATCTTGAAAAGCTTGCTGATCGTATGCGGGTACTTGAGGCTTCAAAATCTTCTATAATGGGAGCGTGTGCAGCTATCACTGCTGTCATCTCCTTCCTAATCTCATTTATCTCCGACAAACTCTAATGAAGCTACTCTACCTTGCGCCCCTTATGCTCGCGCTGGTCGCCTCCTGCGCGACTCCAGGCGATCTACGCGACCTTGCGGACTCTTTTGAAGACTTCCAATCGGGGGCTATTACTGATACCGAGCTCGAGGACGCTATCGCAGCTAAGGCTGACGAGATTGAAGAGCGAACGGTAGACCTTGTAGAGTCTATGCCCACCTCGCCGGCCGGTTGGCTGGCCCTTCTAGCCCAACTAGGCGCTACGGCGGCTATTGGCGGCTACGGAGTCAACCGATACCGCGACAAGAAGCGCGTGCTGCGAGGCGAAGCTACTGGTTCTACCCCGCCGCCCCTTATCTAAGGCTCCCACAGTGCCTGATAGCACCGTGAGTACGCTACGCCCCACTCCGGGCCGTGTGCGTCTACGAGTGGGTCATCAGTCCAAGCCAAGGCGTGCGCCCATTCATGGGCTAGGATCCCCAAAGCTTCGCTGTCAGCAAGCCGAGCGTGGATGCGGATTAGAAATCTATCGGGCTCCTCTAGGTACTCACACGTACCGTACTCTTCCATCTTCTTCGGTCGAGTTACGCGGACGGTATGAGGTAGGGGCACCAAGTCTTCAAGGGTCTGGATACCCTGTTTCAGTTTCTTGCTTAGTGCCATGAGTAAATCAAAAGAAGAGCTATTAGAACAGTTGCACTGCCTTGTCGCTGAAGAGCTTATCGACAGGATTCAAACTGGAGAAGCTAGTGCAGCGGAACTAGGGGTGGCAACGAAGTTCCTAAAAGATAACGGGATGGACGTGAGTAGCGAAGCCGATACCCCTATCCATGACCTGTCTAAGATTGTACCGTTCTCACAGGCTCGAGCGCAGGGTGAATGAGTAAACGTAAGGCGGAGTTTGAAGTACCTGAAGAGCTAAAAGACTTTAGGAACTTTGTCTATCTGGTATGGAGCTACCTAAACCTGCCAGAGCCTACGCCTATCCAGTACGACATTAGCTCATTTCTGCAACACGGTCCCAGAAGGCGTACCATCTGCGCGTTTCGAGGCGTTGGCAAGTCGTTTTTGACTAGCGCCTATGCGGTTTGGCAGCTACTGCTGGACCCGCAGAAAAACATTTTGGTGGTGTCGGCCAGTAAGGCGCGTAGTGATGACTTCTCCACCTTCGTGCAGCGCATGATCTGGGAAATGCCGATCCTGGCGCACCTAAAGCCGGCAGAATCCCAGCGTACTTCTAAGATCGCCTTCGACGTAGGGCCGGCAAAGGCCGCTCACGCCCCCTCAGTCAAGTCAGTCGGTATTACCGGGCAGCTAACGGGATCTCGAGCCGACCTAATCATCTCCGATGACGCGGAGTCCCTCAACAATGCGGCTACTCAGGGACAACGGGACAAGCTTTCAGAGCTCGTCAAGGAGTTTGAGGCTATCGTCAAGCCCGGTGGGGAGATCGTCTTCCTAGGGACGCCTCAGACGGACGCAGGGAGCCTCTACCACATCCTCCCTGAACGGGGCTACTCCACTCGCGTGTGGCCTGCACGGTATCCTACAGCGCGTCTGAGGAAGCGCTACGGGAATACCCTCGCTCCTAAGATCGAAGAGGAGCTCAAAGAGAACCCCGACCTCGCTGGAGAGCCTACGGACCCCCGCCGGTTCAACCAAGTCGAGCTCGAGGAGCGGGAAGCCAGCTATGGCCGAAGCGGTTTTGCCCAGCAGTTCATGCTGGACCCGTCACTAGAGGACGAGAACAAGTACCCGCTGCGAGTCAATGACCTGATCGTCATGGACATTGATTCTGAGAAGGCCCCAGAGAACATGATATGGGCCGGCTCAGACGATTACAGGCTACCAAGCCTTCCTAATGTTTCTTTCGCCGGCGATCACTACCACAAGCCTATGGCTATTGATGGTGAATGGCTGAAGTACTCAGGGTCCGTAATGGCGATTGACCCCAGTGGACGCGGCAAAGACGAAACTTCGTTCAGTATCGTAAAGGTGCTGAACGGTTTTATGTACGTCCATGAGTGTACTGGTATCACTGGGGGATACGGTAAAGAGGTACTTGAAAAACTCGCACACGAAGCCAAGCGACATAAAGTAAACCTTATCCTCGTAGAATCGAACTTTGGGGACGGAATGTTTCTTGAGCTTCTCAAGCAGCATCTCAGGCGGATCTTCCCCGTCACTACGGAAGAGGTCCGTCACCACATCCAAAAGAATAAGAGAATCATTGATACTCTTGAGCCAGTAATGAATCAGCATAAACTGGTGGTGTCCTCTCGGCTTGTCGAGCGCGATTATGAATCTACACTAGCACTACCGCCCGAAAAGCAGAACCAGTTTCGTTTGTTTTGGCAGATGACGCGCTGCACACGGGAAAGGGGATCGTTGATACACGACGATAGGCTTGACGTGTTGGCTATGGCTGTAGGTTACTGGGTAGACGCTGCCGGCTTGGAAGCTTCAGAAGCTATGAAGACACGTCGAGAGGAGTTGCTAAATGAAGAGCTCGAGAACATAATGAATGCACGCACGATTGGCTCGCCCCAGTCTCCCCTCACTTGGATGTAACCATGAAGTCCACCAAAACAAAGACGCTAAGAGTCACTTTACAGTCGCAAGACGTAGGGTTTACCGGGGCGCTGCCGTCTAAAAAGTACCCAAGGGCACGTACAAACCACGGCACGAACTTGCTGCACGGTCTTCTACGTTCTGGTGTGTCCTTTGATAAAGCTATGAAGGTAGCGCTTGGTGTTGAAGAGTCGAACTCCTGGGACGGAGCGGAGCCTCAGTACAATAAGGTAAACGTGCCTCAAGGAACTAGAGGCGGTCGCGGATCCTCGATCATCGAGATTCCTGCACAACCAATCCCGTAACTATGCTTTTAGCTGACGGCCTTGACGAAGCCCTGATTGGGGTAGCGCGGAGGTGTGGTCAACCCGACCTAGTGGCCTACTCCGTTTCTAAATGTATTGAAGTCTTCATGCGTAGTGGGCTGAGCTACCTTGAGGCTTGTGAACACTTTGAGTTCAACACGGCCGGCGCCTGGGTAGGCGAAGGGACTCCCGTGTGGGTCTACGACCACGAAGGGTGGTTCGAGGAGCTCAAAGACGAATGGCAAGCCAAGAAGCCCTAGACGGAGCCTACATGGCGATGGCTCGAGTCTGGGCAGGACTCTCCAGAGCTCGTAGGCTCCAGGTAGGCTGCTTGATTGTCAAAGACAGCACGATCATCGCTGACGGGTTCAACGGGACTCCTAGCGGCTTTGAGAACGCCTGCGAAGGCCCTGACGGGAAGACACTCCCCGAGGTCATCCACGCTGAAGCTAACGCCATCGCAAAGCTTGCTAGGGCTCCAGGGGCCTCGTCAGCCGGCGCTACGCTGTACAGCACCGCTAGGCCCTGCCTCGAGTGCTCCAAGCAGATCGTCCAGGCCGGCATCACTAGAGTGGTCTACGGGGAGCACTACGGGGCTGACAAGGGCGAACGGCTCCTGCGGGCCGCCAGGGTAGACGTGTCCTTCAAGCCCAAGGTCTAAGTCCTTGTTTTCTAGGGACTTCTGAATGGTGCCCCTATAGAAGGAAGAAGGAGCCCCTTATAAGGGCTAGGAAGCCAATATCTAGACATAGAAAGATTGAACATAGATAGCCTTAGTCTCCCTTAGTTGAAGGTGAGGGAGAACTAGGGCGACTAGGACTCCTGAAGCGAGCTCTGGTGATTCTGATATGTGTCTTTGAGGGGAGGGCTTACTGGGCTCTCCTCTCTCTCTTATTGGCTTACAACATCGCTGCATAGATGTTGTAAGCCAATTTTTTCATTGAGGGAGACCAGGAACATGAGACATGAGTGATGCAAAACTGGACCACATCAGGCCCGAAGACGGCGTAATGTCACAGAAGAGACGCGCTCTCCAAGAAGCCTCGGAGCTCGTTGACCAAGCGCTCGAGGCCTATCTGAATAACCCCCCTGGAAGAAGAGAGACGGCATCAGCCCTCCTCGACCAAGCCACGAGGCACTACGACAAAGCCTTTGAAGCGGTTTACGCACTCAATAGGTAAACCGAAAAACGACGCAAAAATCTGAGCGGTCTCATTCCAACGCCGGTGGCTACCGCCCCCCGGCGCCCCCCGGCAACCTTATATATAGGGCGCGTGGGGGGACCGCCTACCGCTGGCCGGCACGCCCACGTCACGTGCCGCGTCACGCTATCACGCCGCGCCGCCGCCTAACGCCCTTCAAGGCGCCGTGTGGGGGTTGTGCCATCGGATCTAGAATCCGACGAGGCGCTGGTGAGGGGCTCAAGGTCTGCCCGGTGCCGGCGGGGAGCGCGGGCTGGCCGGCCGTAGCTGTGCCTGTCTCTCTCTGTCATGGCCCGTCTTTTGGCCCTACCAGGACCCACGAGCCCTGCGGGGCGCGGGCGGCGTCCAGGAAGGAGCCGGCAAGGGGTCCAGGCAGAATCTGAGAATCCTAAGTGCTGACAGGGTAGGCACTTCGGACACTCTGGAAAAGAAACACGTAGAAGGGGTTGACGAAGCGGACAGGATATCCGATAGTACTTCTATCAACGCGGCGGGGATGACCCCGGCCGAAGCCAAAGGAAACAAGCCATGACTACCAAGACCGAGCGGACGACTACGCTGACTGACGAGGAGCTGGCAGAAGACGCTTACGCAGGCGCGAGCTGCTACACGTGCAACAAGCCTCTCACGCGCTACGAAGAGGCCCACGGGGACGGAAACTGCTTGCGGTGCTTCCAGGAGCTGGAAGGCCCTGAGTAACCAAACCAAACCAAAAGACAGCCATGACTACTACTACTACTACTGAGGCGTTGCCTGCCCACTTCCCAGAAACCATCCCCGCCGTCTGGGAGATATTCGGCTTCCTGCGCGGGATGGCGTTCTGTGGCCGCTGGCCCGGTGACGCTGCTGCTGTTGCTGCTGTTGCTGAGGTGTTCGACATGAGCGACGAGGATGCGCTCGAAGTTTTCAAGAGCTACAGAGAGGTGACCAAATGACCCAGAAAAACAAGATTCGCGGGATGGCCTGGGCGACCGACCGCGCCTGGACAACTCACCAAATCATCAACCTCGTGCTGAACTCGGAGCTGATCGCGGCGTCCAAGCGAGAACCGAACCCGTACGCCCTGGGCCATTTCCTGCTTGCGTCAGAAAAGATCCAAGAAACCGTCAAAGACGGATCCGGTGTAGAAGATCTGCGACGCCTGCGGACAGAGATCGAGGCGAGCTTCCTACTGCCGCTGACGCGTTTCTACCGCTGGCTCGACGCGGTGACCGAGCATACCAATGACCGGCGACCCAGGGGCGAGCCGTGCCCTGGCATTTGCGTTCCTATCGCCAAATTCCGGGGGACCCGGTGTGACCTGTGCGGCGACGAGAGCAACAGCCGCTGGGAGCCGGGGTTGAAGTGTGGGCGTGTCGAAGACTAGCCCCCCCAAAAAAAAAACAGATAACCCGATTGACAACGGATACCTTGTCCGATAGAACATAGACCAACACGAGGCGCGAGCCTTCCTACCAAACGAGACAGCCATGACTACCAAAACCAAGACCGACGCCTACCAGCTGATCACCGACGCCATGCTCGCCCTCATCGAGGCCGGCACCTGCCCTTGGCGCAAGACCTGGCAGGGCACCGATGGCGACAACGGTGCTATATCGATGAGCTCCGGCAAGCCCTACTCCGGTATAAATCCCTGGATCCTCGCCCTGACCGCAATGAGCAAGGGCTTCACCTCTCGCCACTGGGGCACCTTCAAGGCCATTCAGGCCAACGGCGGCAAGGTCCGCAAGGGCGAGAAGAGCACCGCAGTGGTCTTCTGGAAGTGGATCAAGGCCGAGGACAAGAAGACCGGCGAGACCAAGACCATCCCCTTCCTGCGCTTCTTCCGAGTCTTCAACGCCGAGCAGGCCGAGTGGGCCGATGGGCTCCCTGAAGCCTTCCAGCCCCTGGACCTCACCGACGAGGTGGACGAGTTCGACCCTATCGAGCAGGCCGAGGCCATCGCTGCCGGCTACCTGGAAGGG